CATTAATCACCTCTGGCTTTGGTTGATTCTCTCATTTTTTCCCGATGCAATCTTTTATAAAGCCTCTTAAAACTGAAATAACCATGATCTCTAATAATCTGAAGCCTTTTAAACTTCCTTGATGATTTTATTAGTGCTTGATGCATATCTTTAATGGCCTGCTCCTTTATTGACACCGAACACCTCCTTATAGACTTCTGTCAGAATATATAAGAATCAAACCGAGAAACATGCCTACCGATATTGCTGAAATTATTAATCCAACCATGATATAAGTCAATTCTACCTCCTAAAAAACAAACTTGTTCCTGTATCATCAGTTTCTATACTAGGGTCTGCGCCCTCTTCTGGCTCCCTCTCTGAAATGACCTCTTTAATAATAGGCGTCAAATCCTTTGTGAGAATATCAAGAAACGGCCTAGCCTTACCAGGTATGGGTCTAGGCTGTCCATAGGTCCCTTGTATATTACCCTCGGCTTTACGCTCTTGTTTTGTCCCTTTGCGATACCCCACTACCAATTCATCAGATTTACTTTTGCTCTTAAAAAACTTAATAGAATCTAACATCTTTGTAGTGTCAGTTAAATCAACTGGGCTTTTACCGGTGCCCTTAACTTCAGCGTAAGCGTCGGTATAACGGCCAGCCTTGCCAGTCCACTTTTTGCCGTGAACATTCTTACCTCCTTGCGTGCGGTCAACTATAAAGTCAATCGCACGTAACGCCACTTCTTTGCGTTCTTCAGCAGTCAGATGGCTAGGAATCTTTAGTTTCAGTGTTGTTTCCGTTTTGTTCCTCGCCAAAACTAATCTCCTCTTCTGGTTTCTCGTTGTCGATTTCAGTCAGCAATTCGATTACAGCTTTAACGTCCATATCTGGATTGAGCTTCATAATTGCTCTTTCAATAGATGTAAAATTAGCCGCAACTTCTTTCGCCAAATCTTCAACCAATTTGCCTCTATTTACCAAAGGAGTTTTTGGCATAAACTCAACTTTTACTTTAGCGTTTGCTGAAAATGTACCAAAGTTTTCTATTTTACTCTGCTTTACCCAAAACGGATAGAATTTAGTAAAGAACGTGTTCCAAAATTCTTCTTCTTTCCTGGCATACATTGTAGCCTGTTGGTCATGCTCTTCTGATACATCCGCAAGGTCAACCATCTTAGAAACACCACTGGCAGCATTCTCTGTTGTTAACGATCCTATCGATCCTGTTTTCATTCCCTTGGAGTCAAGCCAAATCGAAACCTGATTTCTAATAGCTTCCAAAACTTTCTGGCTGTCAAATTCAGGCTTGATAGTTCCAATTTGAGGATCTTTTTCGCTTTCAGGATCGCTTTGGAAATCCCAAAAAGCATCTGGCCCTATCTCTAAATTTTGAAGCTTCAAGTTTATTCCATAAATAATAGAAAATATCTGAAACTTCAAACCATAATTAAGATCGGATAAAAGAAGGGGTATTAAAAGAGTCATATCAATATCATCGTATCGAATAGGTGACATTGTAGAGTCTTCGTTATCATTCCACGTAATGAAGGGCAAAATTCCAAACGGGTTGGTGCCATCTTGACCTAAAGCAAGCATCATATCTTTTTGAATATCGCCTTTTTTATCTACAATGATGAATTCATCGTCCGTGAAAACGTGGAAAATATCCATCTCAAGGCCATGCTCGTCTTTTATGGGGTCCATGTATACAATGACAACATCTACTTCTGTTGGATCCACAAGATTTAAAGATAAAGTAATATATTGATTATTTGGTATAGTTCTAACAAACGGCTTTTCTTTATTTCTAGCTATTTGTAAATTAGAATAACCAAAGCAATTAAATAGCTCATTATTCTTATTCATTTTGTGATTAAAATCTAATATTTCAACCATTTTTTCTAGTATGACGCTATCATTATCATTGCCGTCTTCAACTCGCCTGACTGGCGGGGTTGAGTAAATACCAGAGAGTTTATCTACAATCTTTTTCCATAGATTGATTGGGGAAAGCCTTTCTTTAACCCTCGAATAAACCTTTGGGCCTAGATCCTCTAGTATTTTCTTTTCTAACTGACTTTTAATAGATCCACTGTATAGAGTATAGAGGTCTGTGTTTGTCTTTATTCTTTCGATATTATTTTCAATAGCCGCTGCTATTAAATCTCTAGTGCTTTGCACTAATAATGAAGCCATTGGTTTTCATCCTATAAAAGAGTTGATTCGGTTTTCTTAACTATCATTGTCATTCTTATACACATATAACCGATACTAGTGGTCACGTGCTGCCACGCGAAACTATCGTCCTCAATATAATTTGCTCCCTCTTTTAACTTTGTTAATCTCATTCCTTTGTGAGCTGTAGGAGCATCTTCGTATATATATAGTCTATGAATATTGTCTGCATTGCAACATAATCTATTGACAATTCCATGTCTTTTACGTATAGGCGGGTTTGCTCTGGGCACCTTAACCTCGAAGTTGAGATTCTTTCTCTCTAGATAAGATTTGATCACCCCATAATCATCTTGCTTTGATCTTGTGTCTCTATGTCTACCTGCAGCGTCACCACAAATTATATAACTAAACTCATCTGATAGTAATCCTCTATCGTCTAGATCCTCTAGAATGTTCTCAGTTCTAGCCGAATGGATAATTGACTCGTTAAAGATATGAAAAACATCGTCTACATACTGAGCCATAGCCATAGACATAGGTTTGCCAGCTCCGATATTGAAATCCCAAGTGAGAATTATAGGATATTTTGGATTTGGTTTGTATTTCCATTTTCTTTGATTGTATGCAGGGTCATATTGAGAATAGAGGTTTTCTCCTCTCAGACTGATCCATTGCCCTTCCAGATATCTCATAGCCTCTCTGGGGGTATATGTAGCTCTTAATCTCTTCTCATAGGTTTTGGGTAGAAAGATATTATCTTTGGTGAGTGAATAAACAACCTTCCTATTTTTGTGCTTTTGAGATCCCTCGATGAAATACTCATATAACCAATGTTCATCATCTGCAGGGTTTGTCGCGCCAATGATATAGTTTTGAGGGACTGTTAGTATACGCTCAACTCTCGGAAAAAGGTTAGCTATGATCAGCTCTTTATATCTATCATCGTTTTCCGTAAATTCTTCTATCGCAAGAGCTGATAGCTTAAGTGATCTTACTTTTTCAACCCTTCTATCGGCCCAGGAAATTGATATAATTTCGCTTCCCCATCGTGGGAACTTGATTGTTCCGGTGGTTGCGTTTGCTTTCCAGTCCCTTCCTTCTCTGAGTTGGGGGTCATTGACGAGCAATTCGATACATTCGCTGAAAATAGTTTTCTTAAGGGCAGGTAAAGCGAGACGACCAATACCAGCCCTAGCACCCCTATACCTAAGACAATGCAGTATATGATAAAACGCCATAAGAATCGACTTAGACGACCCCACACTTCCCGACAATAAGAGTTCAATGACACCATCATTTTTATAATCCCAATTTTCTAATAGTTGAAAAGCCTCTAACTGAGAAGCTATAGGCTCTGGTGAAAAACCTCCGAAATAAGGTTTTGATAGCTCTCTAGGATCTATAACATTATCTGATTCAAGTTCAATTGGTTCTTGTTCATATAACTCAACATCTCCATTCAGTCCTTGACCAGGAAGTTTAATCGTCATTCTTTACTTTCTTTTTAGCTAAAACAGACGGATCAAATGCAAGTGTAACAACATACTCTTTACTGTCTTTCTTGTCTTGAATTTCAAAGACCCCTAAATGCTTGCCGAGGAGTTCTAAAGCTTTAACCTTGTCATGAGTGCTTATCGTAAGGTAGACCGTTTCAATTTCTTCATCGTCAATACCCTTGCCACCCCTAATAAACCGCTTGGTTGTTTTGCTTGTAACCTGCTTCAAAGCACCAGTCTTATCCCTATTGACGCTCGATGAGTCGATAAACATAATACCTTGCCCTTGATCCCATTCAACAAAATCAGTGATATCTGAAAACGCTATTTTCCCTAATTCGTCGATAACTTGCTTTTGAGTTATGTCCTGTTTTTTAGCTTTTTTCTCGGTTTCTTTCTTAATTGCTACTTGAATGTTAATGTTTGACAACATCTTTGAACTAATTTGTCTAGCCGTCTTTTCGCTATAACCGACTCTAATCGCTGCCTTTGTTGCATTAAAGTCAGTGATAAACTCTCGAACAAAGCTCACTTGTCTTTCATTAAGTTTTTTACCCATATATCACCTAGTTAGAGTCCCTCCAGTAATTATACCATATTTAGCCTGATTAACTCAATAATTGCAAACATTTAAGAATGTTAAAAACAAAGCTAAAGTTTTTCTGAGATTATGCCGATGAGTTGGTTATGAGCAACAAGGGGTTGCTAATAACAACACGGGGGAGCCATGAAACGCTTTAGATCAACAGAAAAAGTAAAAGCAGTTCAAGAATTGGTCAAGATTATAAAGCAAAGAAAAATTCTTGAAGCCAAAGAAAAGATGCTCAAATCCTACCTAAAAAGGGAAATGAAGGATTCCGAATGCGCGATAGTAGATAATTGGCTAATCACTCTAACAGATAAGATCAAAACGACACTAGACCGCAAAAAGCTAGCATTAGAATTGGGTGAAAAGCTAAAGAAGTTCGAGAAAATTACAGAGTACCAACAATTCGATATCAAACAAATTAAGGAGTGTTAATTATGAAAAAGTTAATCTTAGCTACGGCATTATTTCTAGTTTCTTGTGGCACTGATAAGTCTGATTCTGACGGTGCAGATTCTACCTCATTGATAGGCGATTGGTGGATTGAAGACGGTTCTGATTGTGCTATATCGTTACAAATCGAAGAAGACAGATATCTAATGCTATACCTTTGTGTGATT